AGTGCTGTTCCAAATACAGTATGAATAGTTGAAGTAAATACTTTATATCCATCTTTGTATTGAAGTGACCATCTATGAGGACAACTTCTATATAAAGATAGTTGGGAATAAGAAATGTTTTTTTGAAAGGAGTAGTCTATTTCTCCTTGTTTAAAACTTCTTATTTCCTTAACTATTTGAGGTATTTTTTTCTTTTTAGGCATACTTAAAATGGCATATATTTCTCATCTCCTTCTACTTTTTTTCTATTTTCTATTTCTCTGTTTAGATACCAGGCTGCTTTTTCAAGTTCTTGAATTTCTACATCTTTTTTTCCACATCTGGAGATATATTTTAAAACATTACCTATATTAAAATTAGCGTTCCATGCTTCTATTACTTTAATAGCTTCATATGGGTTGCTTTCTCCTCCATAATGTTTTGGATGATTTACTTTGTCCATTATTTAATACTTAATTTAGCTTTTTTAATTAATTTATCTGATTCTTTTGATTCAACTCCCATTTCATTCAATATCTCTCTAACACCAGTGCCTCTCAAAATATCAATATAATGTTCTGCTTCTCCAAGAGAACAGTCAAAATATTTTGCTACATATTCTTCTAATTCTTTTTGTTCTTTTTTAGCTTCATTTTTGATATACTTGAGCCACATTTTTCTTTTAGGTATCATCTCTTTATAAATTGAATAAATTTGTTTTTTATTTTGGGGATTGATTTTTTGAACAAGATTAGCAATATCTACATAATCTTTATTCATACTAACGTAACGATGGATCATGTAACTATTCCATGTATCCCATGACTCGTCTGAAATGATGTCTAGAGGAGACTTATTTACTGTTATCTCCTCTAACCATCCAAAAATGTTTTTAATCTGTTTCTTAGATTGTGTCATTTTTGTATTCTTCTCTTAATTCTGTAGGAATAGTACTTTCTAGAATTTTACCAGAAACTGGATCATAGAATACAGGAATTGGCATTACTGCATCTTCTTTAGCTCCTACTACAAACTTAGATACTTTTCTAAGCAATACACCTTGTTGGAATATTTTGTTTCCATCTGGTGTTTCAATTGATGTTGTTGACTTTAAGTCAATGTTTACTTGTGGTTGATTTTCCATTTTTATTTGTTTTTATGTTGTTGTTTATAATCTAAAAAGAATCCTATTGCTACTATAATATTCATTCCACAGGATGCTAATATTTCATGTATATCTTCATAGACAGTGTGCATTAAATGAATATGACCTACTGTCCAGAAAGGTACGGACAAATTTTGAGAAATCCAAATAATTAGATATCTAAGGAAATTTATCATATTACTTTAGGTTTTGATAATTCTATTAACTTTGAAATCAAAGCCATACAATTTATCTCTTTATCTATTCTGAATGTTGATTGGAATGAATATTCATTTATATAGTATGCTACCATCCCTTCATTTCCACTAGCATAGTGTTCAGCATTATCAAACAAGAAACGATATAGTTCTTCAAAGTCTTGAACGTTTGCATTAGCTATAATTTGTCTAATTTCTTTCCAATCCGGTTTTTTACCGCATAGTAATTTGAGAATCTGCGTCATATAGTTGGATGAAACGAGTATCGATTTATCTACAGTAAGTGTATTGTTATGTGTAGATAATTGAATAGTATTAAGGATTTTACGTAGATCTGGGTAGAATTGATTTACAATTGTAGCTACATTTTCTAATTCAAATGATATTTTTTCTTGATCTAAGATCCAAGCAGCATGTTTAGCTACATCTTTTTTAGTTGGAGGTACAATTTTAAGTACTTGACAACGTGATTGAAGTGGATCGATTATTCTCTCTACAAAATTACAAGTTAAAATAAATCTTGTATTTCTAGAAAATGTTTCAATTACATTTCGAAGTGATGCTTGAGCTTGAATAGTTAAGAAATCTGCTTCATCCAATATTACTACTTTGATAGATTTGAAAGACATTGTACTTGCGAAACCTGATACCTTATCTCTAATAGTTTCAATACCTCTCTCATCTGAAGCATTTATATAAAGGTAATCACAATCTAAATTTTTAACTATTATTTTAGCTAATGTAGTTTTACCTGTTCCAGCTGGTCCATAGAATATAAGGTTTTGGATATCATTTTGATCCAAATATTGTTGGATTGATTTTTTGATATGCTCATTACCTACATAGTTTTCTAATGTGACTGGTCTATATCTTTCTACTAATAAACTGTGATCTTTCATAACTTAATTTTAATTGAATATACGAAACATTTTTTAAATTTCCAAATATACCCACTAGAATATTTGTTAACTAAATTTTAATAAATTTTTGAAGGTAAATTTCCTATCCTATCTTTTATAAATTTAGTTACAATATTATAAGCTTCATCTGTCCCAACAGGAACTGGTATTTTTTCTCCTGGGAATATTTGATTTATAGTATTTATTTCTTCAGGGGTTGCTTCATCGCTATAAGCACAATCTAATAACTTTATTTTATTTATTATAATTTCATTAGCATCTCCTAATTCTTCATCATATAAATCTCCTCCAAACATTTTTGTTAGTATCTCAGTGGTGTTTTCTTGAGCAAACTTATTAGAAGCATTAATGTATTTTTTTAAATCAGATTTAGAATCCCCTACTTCTTTATCTATAAATTCTTTAAATTTAGATTGCAAACTAAGTGAAGAAACATTACTTCCTGGGGATCCAAAATTAATCCATCTTCTTCCAGTATCATCTGGGACAGACATGAGGTCTGTTCTACTTTCTAATACTATGCTTCCTTCTAAATAACATAATACTCCATGGTTCCAATGTGCTTTTAAATCTCTATATAGTTTTATATTTTTATTTCTAGTCATAGTACTAATACTTTTATTAGTACCTTCTAAAGACTTTAACTGATTTAATTTTTCAAAGTTAGTTATATGAAAACTTTTAATAGTTTTTCTTTCATTTAAGATTTTAGCTATATTTGGAGTTAATGGAAACCAATATTCAGCAGCTAAATCTGGTGAACTTTTAAGCCACTGTATTTCTTTTAGTAGATTAGTTAATTTTATCATGTTTATAAATATTATATCCCCTGTCTGAAATTATCTCCATAAAAACTATATGTTTTAGGTTGTTCTACTGATACTTCAACTTCTTTAGTTTGGATAGCGTATAATTTGCTATCTAGGGGGTCTAATCTATATGACCCTCTAAATTCTGATTGATCAAAATAAGCCTGGAGGGTGTCTGTTAAGGATTTGTAGATGGGTCCATTATCTCCATCCATTTTTAATCTCCAAGTATCTCCACCTTTTACTCTAGTAGCAATAAGTATGTTTTCTTCAATTTCCTTTATTTCCATTTTTTTTATTTAATGATCCTTTATGTTGTTCTAAATTTAATATATCCCCTTTATATTTCCATATAAATCCATATGCGCTTTTTTGTCTCAATCGACAACAATCATTGATATTATTGTTTACTTGTTTCCAATGTGCTTCTAAATTATTGGTTATTTCTCTTTCAGCATTCATAGCACTAGAATATTCTTTAATAAAGTTGCCATTTAGATCATATTGTATTACAATTTTTGAATTACTTTTCCCTATTTTATTTTTGGAATATTGGGTTATTTTACTTCCTGTTTTTTTAGAAATAAATTTAATTTTTAATTCTTCATATTCTCTTGAAGTTACTTTATATGCATCTGTATTTTTAGGTTTCTTTTTTCCTATTGTCATTAACCATAAAGCATAAAGTAATCTAGGATTGAAGGGATGGATTTTAACTAATAGTTTATGACATAAAAAATGTTCACGAGCTGTTAATTCTATTATATTTTCTTTTCCATCACTCCCTCCTAAACATTTAGGGATAACATGATGTTTTTCTTTGTATCCTTCTAAAATTCTATTTTGAGCACGACCAATAATTTGATCATATATTTTTTGATAGTCCATAATCGATGTTTTATTCGATTATAAATATTACCTGGGGATAGAAATTATATTCCCCAGGTAATTTCTATCTTAATACATTGGCATTTCAGATGATTGATCTTTCACTTCAGGATGTTGAACTATAATACATTCTGTGATTAGGATTGATCCTGCAACTGCAGCTGCATTTTCTAATGCTGTACGAGTTACTTTAGCTGGGTCAATAATTCCTGCTTCTTTCATGTTTACTATAGCTTCTTTTTTAATGTTGAAACCAAACCATGGTTTTGAACCACCTTCACCTTGTTCTCCTATTTCGCTTAGGATTGGATAAATTTCACTATCATTTTTACCAGCATTTTTTAGGATTTGTTCAAATGGTTTACCACA